TTGGTCAGAAGCGTCCCAATCTGCTTTGACTGTACCATTTTCATAGTCAACAGTAAGAGTTAAATTACTAGGTGCTTGTGTTGGAACGTGATAAGCTAAAGCAATAGGTAAAGGGTAAATAAGTAAACCTACAATCGATAAACGAATGAATGTGTTAATTTTATTTAACACTACATTAGTTGATTAATAATTACCAATAATGCTGAAACGGCTACAAACCAACCGCTAAATTCCTGTCTTGAAATCTTTGTATTTACTTTTTCGTGTAACTCATCTATTCTAGAATTTATTTTATCTTGACCTTCTAAAACAAGAAGTAACATTTCTTTTTGTGTCATTCCATTGCTATCGTGTGCCATTATTCTCCTTTATTTGGCATAGCATTAAAAACTTGATTGACTTCTTCCCAAGTTAATTGACCGTCATCAATATATTTTCTAGCTAATCTTTCGACTACATGTGCAATTCCCATAATTCCAGCCAACAAAGATGATTCAAAAACATCAATGCCTACAAGTGAACCAGCACCTAAAACCGAAAGGGCTTGTGCGATAAAAACTGCAAGTATTCTTTTTCCTATACTTTTATATAATGCAATATCCATAAGAATATATTTAACATAAAAAAAAATAAAAAAAAATTGGTTTTTTTGTAAAACTTTTCCCCTATAGGTAGATGAAAAAAGCTCTCAGTTTCAGTCTAACCAAACATTTTCATAATCTGCTGTGACGATACCTTTTTTAGCATTAACAAACATCATTCTTTGAGCAGGTAATCCTAAAGCACCTAAGTTTTCCGCAGCATAGTAGTTATTAGATTCTGGCGAAGGACTACATCTCATAGTAATACCAGCATCTGTCCAAGTTAATTGTTGATGCCAATGTCCAAAAGCTAAATCCTTAAAGTTTGGAAATGGCATATCTGGTTGTGAACCTAATGCTTTCCAAGCAACAACTTTCTTTTTGACACCATACCATGGAATACCTAACTGACCACGGAATTGGTCACCGTGAACAAGTAGACAAGAATATTTACCAATAGTATCAACGGCATACCAACCTCTATCACCTTCAAAGGCTTCAGGATTGACCCATTCTAATCTTTTCTCTCCAGAAAACATTAATTTAGTAGTTTCATACAAAATTCTATCTGCATTGTCTTCAGGATGAAAAGTTCCATATCTACCAATTCTTCCATGGTTACCAATAACAGAAGTTACTTTTACTTCATCAAAAGTGGCTAACATTTCTCTAATAAAATTAGTTAATGTTTCTAAGCCATTTTTCATTAACTGTCTATACAATCCAGAATCAACTACCCATGCTTGACCAGGGAATATATCAATACCTTCAACAATATCTCCTAATATCCAAATATGAGCTTTTTTGATATTATGTGATTTTCTATGTATAGCTGTTATCTCTTGAACTTTTTTAGCATATTGTGCAATTCTTTGCTGACATATTTCCGAATTGTAAGTCGGTGTTTTTTTACCCATTTGCCAGTCAGCCAGCATAATGACAGCTACTTCTTCGTTCTTACTTTTAGCAACTGTTAATTTTGGTGGTTTAACTGGTGGTATATCAATATCAGCTATTGAATCTTGTACTGCATTGTAAATAGCATCTACCAATTCATCTTGATTGTTTTTTAGCTTATCTACTTGTTTATGTAAACGATTTATTGTCTGTTGTAAATCTTTTACTTTTTCTGATTCAGATTCAGCAATTAAATCTGCAATTTCTTTATCTTTAAGTGTCATACCAGCCCTGCTTTACAATTCTTTACCGCTATCGATTAACGATAGGATATTTCTTCTAAAGGTATCTACTGTACCTTTAAATCCAAATTTTTCTCTGCATATTCTATGTGCTGGTGCAAATGGTACTGCAATATTTTGTTCGTTGCAATGTTTTATTAAAGCATTGATATATTGTTTTCCATCAGCAGAAATGCTGTCTATCATCATTGTTTTTCCATGTGATTCAAACGTGGATTCAATTAATTTATTAACGTCCATTTTTCTCCTTAAATAAGTTAAGGGTATTTTAGTATAAGTTTTTTAATAAGGGTAGTTTATTGATATATTATTTTTTAGACATTTTCCAAGTACCGCCTCTAGCCTTGTAGGTTTTAGATGCCCATGCGTTAGCGTATGCACTTGGATATACGTTAAATTTTGATTTAGTTTCTGCTAGAACTGATTGCCAGAGCTTTGGTTTAGTTGGAATTGGCTTGGCTTTGGATATTTTTTTTTTCTTCTTTTTCTTATAATCCCATTCAGTATTTGCGACATGAACATCACCTGGCGTTATGTCTTTTTTAACATTTTGATATCTTTCTAATAATCTACGACCTTTTGCAGCTAATTTAGCAGCATCTTGTCTATTCTTAGGAACTGGTTCACCCCAAGCATTAGCTGATAAAGCAAGTCTTGATGGTTGCCCATTAGGTTTAACCATTGGACCACTAGGATTAGTAAAAAATCTTGTTAAGAAAGAACCTTTTCTTCTCATCTTTTCTGGTGTATTAGCAGGTCCTTTAACACCAGGTTTTAAATTAGCACCTTCAGTTCTTTTAAAGTGTTCACGTCCTGCTTGTGTTAATCCACCTTTTGGGTCTTTTAATCTTGGATGACCAGCTTTATGTGCTTTCTTTAATTTTTTAGATTCTGATATAGCAATAGCCATTGCTTGTCCCCTATCAGTAACAATTTTACCTTGTGCATTTTTAAGTTTCTTAGCATAAAACTCACGCATAACTGTAGAGATTTTATCTTTACCTGCACCTTTACCAACAGTTCTTGAAGCTCTTGAATGAGCTAAAGCCATAGTATCACCACTCATAATTCTTCTTCGCATTTCATCCATGTGCTTTTTAGAATGTTTTCCTTTTTTCTTATGTTCTTTTAAAGAACGTTCTATATCGCCTTCTCCGTGAACTTTAGACATAGTCATATCTACAATTTCTCTTTGACCTTTGCCGTGTACAGAAAATCCTGTATATGAACCATTTTTTACTTTTTCCCAAACATCATCATTATCAACTTTAAATCCTATCCACCAACCAGCAGGTATGTTTTCAGATTTTGATACTAAACCGAGAGCTTCTAATTTATCTGGAGTAACAACAAAAGATTCTACAACTCTTGCAACGTTTTGATTAATGTGCATTTCAGCACCATTTCTGGAATGAAGAACATAATCGTATGCAGCTTTTTCTAATTCTCCAATATCTTCAATGAAATCTCCTTGTGAATCAACATAGACTTCACCATCTTCATCTTTTATAATATTTGCCCAACCGAATACTAATCGTTGGTCGTTATCAAACTTTATGATTTCGTTCATGTCCTAGATTCTACAGGGTGTAATTGGCATCTGCAATTTGGGTGAATTGGTGGAGATTGATACGCTCCCATTGATGTTTGAAAGTATTGTCCAGCTAAAACAATATCATTTGCCGAAGGTGCACATTTAACACAAGGTTGAGCATCTGTTATCCATTGAACAGGTGTTGGTGTTCCTGTAGATTTCCACACTTCTAATTTTGCAGTTTCAATAGCAGTTTGTACTTCTGTTTGTGCTATTAACTGTGCCCTTTGATTTAATAATTTAGCTGAATAATCAGATACTTGTTTATTTATCTTAGCTTGTGATATTCCTTTTGTAGATAAACTGTTTCTTAAATTTTCAACTGCTCTAGCTCCTCTAGTATCTAATCCTATATTATCTTTAACTCTACTTGCTATTTCTGAAACACTAGCACCAGTTCTTAATCCATTTCCGATTGTTTCTCTTAAAGCTAATTGTGTTTGTTTAGATATTCCTTCAACTAAAACTGCACCTCTTTCTTGTGCAAACTTAGAAGCTAATCCGTTTATCAATTCTGGATTATCAGGTATAGCTCTCGCTAATTTTGAATAAGCCAAGGATGCAGCCTGAGTAAAAACAAATGCACCTAAAGCTAACATTAAAGTGCTATCGAATTGAGAAATTTCTTCGTCTAAAACATTTTGTTCGTTAAAGTTTTTAGATAATTTAGCTATTTCTTCTTTATATAATTTTTCAGCTTCACGAATAGTATCTTCGTAGATTTTTTCATATTCTTCAAAATCTTCGATTACTTGTTTTCTATTTTCCTTCGGATTTATTGCCTTCAGGATTAAATTCTTGTCTAACTGCTTCACGAGCCTGTTCCCTTACTTGATTTACTGTTTCTTGTTGTTGTGCTAATTGAACAATTTTTTGATAATCAATATCAGCAATACCTGATGAATTATTTGGGTCTTGTGGTTTCAAATAATCTGGTGTATCTACTTTTGGCAATGTAGCAATCTGTCTTAAATATTCTTCAAGTTTTTGGTCAGGGAATATTTGCATACCAGAACCAGCAAGAGTAGATATGTATTGAGCCAACTCTTGTAGTGATGGTGTTTCCAAATCACTGTGTCTTAGTTTTGGTAATCTAGTTGTATCAAAACCATTGATTTGAAATAATTTTGGAATAGCGTAATCGTTAAATACATTTGTTATATTGTCTAAGTAACTTTCTAATGCTACTGCAAATAATCTTGTTTTATTTCCTGCTAATGAATAAGAACCTGTTCCACCATGACCTAATAAAATAAAATCTGCTAATACTGTCATAGCAATTCTTTGTTCGTATCTGGTAACAATAGCTGTTGTATCAAACTGTCTACTTCCACCAGAATTTAAAAGACCAAATTCGTATAATGGTTTTCCTGAAGAATCATAAACTCTAGGAAAAATAATTCCTTCTTGTGTATCTCTACGAACATTAACAATTAATTTTTTAATAGCTTCTAACATTGAAACTTGGTCAGCAGTTGCACCAGCAGCCATAATAGCTGGGTCTACATAAGCTATTGGAATACCAGCTAAATCTCTTTCTACACCAATACCTTCTATTTCTTCAATTCTTTTTTTGAAGTACCAAGAACGATAAGCATTTCTTAAAATAGAACGACCTTCAGGATTATTTTTATGTGATTGTGTTCTAAATAATAAACATTTTTCCATTGGTATAACTACTTGTTTGTAGCTTGGTGGAGCTAACTGCATAGCACCACGAATACCACCTTGTGGGTCGAATATCCAATGGTCTATTGTGTCTTGGGCACGCATTGGCATCTTTCTCCAACCAATTCTTCCATCTGTAAATTTAGAACGTTGTGTTGGGTCTGTTGTGTCCATACCTCCACGTCTTTTGTAAACTATTTCATGTAAGCTAAATCCATACACAAGCATTGACATAACTTCAGAAACAAATTCAAGCCATGTGTTAGACATATCATCCATACACTCTTGAACAAATTTTGCTTGTTTAACATCATCTCTTTTAGCTGAGAATGGTTCAACATCCCATTTAGTACTTCTAATAATTTGGTCTACAGCAAATAAAATAGCACCGATAATAGCATCATTGTCTGCCATTTCACGATATGTTTTCATTCCCTTTCGACCTTGTAAGTCGTACAGGAACTCCTCCATCACATATCCAGCTTGTCTGTTTAATCCAGACATACCAAACTCTGACATACCTACTCTGGAATTAACATTAGGAGCAGAATCTCCTAACGCTTTATTTATTTGTTCGAAATCTTTTTCACTCATCTTCTGGAAACCACATCTCTGCTTCTGTAAATAACTCTTTTCTTTGTTCTTTAGTTAAATCTGCTGGGTCTTTAGCCCAGTCTGATTTATATCTTCCAACCATTATTGGTATGTCCATCTTATCACAAACACTAACACCTGCCATTTTGCCTGCATCATCATTGTCAAAACATAGCACGATATAGGTAGGGTTTAGACGGTTTAAGAGCGTTTTTTGAAAATCACTTAAATTAGAGCCTAAAATTGCTAAAGCAGGTATTCCTATTTCCCAAAAAGATAAAGCGTCAATAGAACCTTCAACCAAAGCGACACCTCCATCATACTTCAGCTTTTTAAAGTTCTCGTTTATTAAGTTATCTTTTTGATATTCATGCTGGGCATATAAAAAACCAGCTTTATTAAATCCTTTTGGATATAAATAACGAATATTAGCTTCTGGGTCTAATCTTCTTTTGATTACACCAAGAATTTTTCCGTGATGTGTTTTCAAAGGAATAGTTGCAGAATTAGTTAATGGGTCATATCCCAAATCAAACCTTTCTACAGTTTCTTCACTTAATCCACGGCTTTCCCAATATTCATGTGGATATTTATATTGGTCTAACCATTTTGGTTCAAAATATTCAGTATCAGAATCCATTGTTGGGTCTGTAATGTATTCATCTAATTCACGAATAATATTATCGATAGCATCAACAGGAATTTCTTGTAGATGTGGATAATTTTTCTTAATACCTAATCTTCGTAATAAAGTATTCCAATTACCTTTTTCATTACATCCATGACAAATCCATAATCCGTTTTTCTTATTAACGGCAAAACTAGGATTATTGTCTGAATGAAATGGACATCTACAATAAAATTCTTCTTCAGATTCAGTTACAACGTCTAAATGTTGATTAACTATCTTTCCTCTATAATCCATTTGTTTTAACCAAATCTATAGCAATATAGTCTATAATTGCTGTTTGGTATTCACTAAATTCAAAATATTCTCCACCAGCAGTCTGACCACCTACTTTAATTTTGTAATGATTTTCACCTTTATTATCAGTTACTATTTCTATATTTTCGATAACCACACCTTGTTTGAAGTTACCTTGCATAACCATTCCTACTTTTAAGTCTGAAGGCTTCATAGCTTTTTGATTTCCAAGCGGTATGGTTCTTCCATAACCTAAATAGTATCTAGCATTTGTTTTTCTTGACATTTTATCCCTTTCTATTAAGACAAATTCAACTTGGTCTTTCATTATATTAATTCGTGCCCACGAACACGTGGAAATTTTTTCTCATGATGTTGAAAACAAAATTTTTGCTTATTGTATTGGCTAAGAACTTGTTCACAATCTTTTTTTGCACAAACTCTGCCTTTAGCAAAAGTTTTACTTTTTCGAGCTTTAGCTTTTTTACTTCCTTCTATCATTTATCTTCTCCTTGTTCTGATATAGCAAAAATACCAACATTAAATTGCTGTGGTATATTTTTCATATCGTTTTCGGCATATTTAATTGCCTGTTCTTCAGTTTCAGCAAGGTAAGTTTTTTTACCGCTTAGTAAGATGTTAAATTTTTTCATCATCTTCCTTTCTTTTAACTATTTCCATAGTAATTTCTTGATTTAAGTTGTCAATGATTTGGTTAAACTTTTTTTCATACAACTTTTTGAGTAAAAACTCTGGGTCATCTTTTAATTCTTTAGCTTTAAAGATAATCCATTGAGTTTTACTATTCCAAAGACTCATCAGTCATATTCCAAATCATCTTGGTCTGAGATAATCAAATCTTGTGCATCATCTCCAGATATTTCTTCAAACGAACCAGAACCTGGTGTAAATTTACAGAACCAGTTTTTGTTATCTTGTCCATGTCTGAATTTAGCTAATTTGAATTTAACAACGTGGGGAGATTTCTGTACCAGAGTGACTACACAGTCCGCATCCATACCTATGGCATCAGATTGGGATAAATGAATTACTGAAGGGGGTTCGTTACCTCCACCTTCTCTATTCATTTGTGCAGCAGATATAATCGGGATATCATATCTCTGAGCTATTGCTTTGATATCAGCACTTAACGAAGCAACAGCTCGCCAATCATCTCCCCCTGACTTCAACAAAGTTAAATAGTCTATATAAACAACAGTTGGCTTATGTTCTTGTATTCTACTAGCAACAACTGCTGGAGAAACTGCTCCTCTACTACCGTCTACTACTGTAAAACTTCCTTTAATTTTTTTAGGAAGTTCTTGTAAGAATTTCTTGTATTCTCTAATATCAAAGTTTTCACCTTTCATTAAATCTAAAGATTTGAAAGTTTCTTTTCCATATTCTGAAGAAAGAAAACTCTGTACCCTAAATCCTATTTGTTTAGAAGGTTGTTCTAATGATACAAATAAAACTTTTTCTCCTGCTTGTAATGCTGAACAAGCCATACGAATTAAAGTCCAAGTTTTTCCTTGTCCTAATCTAGCTCCTACTACCCAGAAATCTCCACCTGATGCTCCACCAGTTAAATTATCTAAAGTTGGGAAACCAGTTGGTATTCCAGCTAAACCTCTTTTATCTTTTGCAGCTATTCTTCTTTCAATATCTGCTAGTAAATAATCTCCATCTGATACAACATCTAAAGTACTAGAACCAGTACTAACTTTTTTCTGAAGTAACAAAATATCTTGATACAAAGAATCTAATAACTTAGAACCTTGTTCTTTTTCTTTTATATCTTCAAAAGTATTTTTCATTAAAGAACTTAACTTAGTTCTAACATAGTTATCTTTAACTTCTGAACAAAAATGTTCTAAGTCATCTACCTTGTACAAAGTAACTTCAGGGAAGTTAGTTTTAAAAGCATTAGTACTAGGTAAAGTTCTATGCTGTATAAAGTACTTTTCTATCCAAGAATATTCTTCAGGATATGATATAAAGTATTCTCTACTTATTCCTTGTTCAGCTATTACTGCGTAGTCTTTCCTGCGCAGCAAAGCAGAAACAAGAAGTATTTCAGGATGTGCTGACATCTTCTGCTCCAATCGTCTTATCTATTTAGTTGTTACACAAGCTCTTGTGATAAGAAAGTAATTTACACCATATTGATTTTTATGTGTAGTTTTTTTAAATATTTTTTTTTACTAGACTGTTTTACGAAGGAGAAGATAAATGGAAAAATACAAAGACCTTTTAGAAAGAGTTGGATTTACATTTGCAGAAGCATTCATTGCTTCTATAACTGTAGCTCCACTCATTGACTTAGATGCCTCAACTTTACAGTTGGCAATCATTGCAGGTGCTTCAGCAGCTCTTGTAGTTGTAAAAGAATTTGTAAAAAATAATATGCCTAGTAAGTAATACTGGTATAATTATTTTAGGGCTGGTACTGGAAAGACTTGCTAAGTGTTGCGGGACAGTTAGTAGGTAACGAGGGTTCGATTCCCTCCCAGTCCACAACATGGACGAATTAGATAAAGAAATTCAAAGAGAAGGTAAAAAGTTAGTAGCTAGCTTAGAACACCTTTTATCAATGATAGATGATTATTCAAATCCTAGAATGTATCGTTGTACTGTTTGTAAAAGAAAGTTATCAAATCACAGAGCAAATATCTTTTGTATAAACAGAGAGCATTTTTAGAAAGGTTGAAAATTTTCTCCCAAATTTTTTCTGGGGAATTATGCCACTAAGGTAAATCGTCTTCTGTTAGAACCCAATTTAAGCCTTCTGGAATACTTTTAAGGGATTGTTTCACTTTCTTTGGTGCTTTTGCATATTTATTTGCTTCATGGCGAATCAGCACCGAAGTCAAGATGGCGTTGGGCGAAGCGGAAACAAAAAATTTACGATTTTTACTCATCAACAGCCTCGCTCTGCTCGGCACAACAATGCTCACTACCATGTTTGCAATTACA